CGTTATATGATCCTGATGTAATTCTTAGATTTACCTTAGAGGTCGAAGAATTTGTAATTCCGTCTTCGTACACTTGTTCAGCTAACGGTATGGTTGTATTAACACCTGTACCAGATGCAAAATCTGCATTAGATGAGAAGCGAAGTGATAGGGTGCTTGTAACCTTTAAGCTTCCTCCATTTGAATGAAACGTTTTGTTTTCAAGTGAAATAACTGGTTTTTGTGGGAAACCTAATGCGGCGTCTGTTTCTTGTGGTCCTATTCTAAAGGTGAAGTCTTCATCATCTAGTACACTTACTGGGTCAGATGTTAGAAACCCTATAGAGGACTGTGCTGCTGGTGAGACTGCGTACCCTATTGCTGAGGTTTGATCTAATTGCAATCCTGCTATAATGTACTCCATTTTACTTATAGTTGCTGTCTCTATACCTGCTACTGCATTATAGTTAGACGGTTTTACTTGTCCACCTGTTCTATCTACATCGTACTTTAAAAAAGATTTTCTTGAAGTTTCAGCATTACTAATTAAAGCATTGTAATCATTATAAAAGAAAGTCTCGGTAAGATACGGTGCTACTGCTATAGGTGAAGCTATACTCTGAGAAATAGTATTGACAGTTGTGTCTATTACATCTAGAAAATGGTACCCATCTTTTTGTTTTATTGAAGAGATTACTAATTCTGTGTTTCCTCCTGAGCCTGTTAAAGGTAACGTTATTGTATCAAGCTCTGTTAAAGATATAGCTATATTGTCACCATTAATATCTATATCAGATACAGTAATAGCTTTTACAACATCTTTGTTGTTTATTGTTTGATATAGGACCCTAATAGATCCGCTATCTGGTGATTGATTTGCAAAAACTCCTTGACTTGGCATATTATTTAATTATAAATAGTATTAGTAAATATCTTGTTACTCTATTCCTTTTACGTTATGTGATAGTATTCCATTAGAAATATACGTTTTAGCATATTCAACTGAGAATTTTATTACATCCCCTTCGTGGTAATCCTCTACTCCCTTATAAGCTTTACCGCTCAATATATCTCCATCTACTAATTCACGTGCAGGAATATACTCTGATCTATTATCAACATAGAATCTATGGTTAGGTGATACCACTATCTCCTCATCTCCAAATAGAATTTTTATTCTACTACTAGTCAATACTTTCTTTTCATTAACTCTAGCATTAGTCCATTCTAGTGTTTTCTCTTGTTGGGTTTTTATTTCATCTCCAACTCCTACATGCATAGCTTGTTTTTGAGAACCATCTCCCATTAAAATTAATGCAAAAGGTGCAACACAACCTCCACCTCCTGAACCGGAGTTAGAAGTTCCTTGCTGGTATATGGTGTAATAATCAACTGTAATACCGTTTATTTTAAGGTAGAAGGTTGATGTCCTTGAAGAAGAGGAGTAGTTTTGTAGAAAGTATACTGGAACGCTAGTATCGTTTCCTGTTCCGGATGATTGTGTAGTATAAGAAAATGACTGGTTATCTGTTAGAGTCCAGTAGGAGTTAGATGGAACTAAAGATTGTACTTTTAAGTACTTTGTTTGTGCGTATCTAGTGATAGTTGATGTACCACTTGCAATTGTTAAGTCCCCACTAACTACTGTTAGTGTTGCTGTATCTGTTACAGCACCACCTACATTACCTGCTTGATCTGTTATTGTTGCTGTAGCGGTTACTGTTCCGTTATTAATAGTACTAAGGTGAAATAGGTTTAAATAGAACTCTTTAGTTGGAGTATTATTTAATGAGTTATCAATAGCCTTAGTAGTGGAGTATGAGCCTCCTCCAGAAGATGTTAATGTAAGCCCAATTGTACCTTGTGTCCCGTTAGATATTCCTTCTACTCTAACGTACATATTTTTTTCACTGTAAGATGTTGCTTCTGTTCCGTATGTGCTTGAAGTATAGAATTTAACACTGTACCCGGATGGGCTAGTTACGTTTTTAAAACTTGCTGTTAATGATGAAAAACCTCCTGAATAGACTGTTGCTGGAAGACCTACGTTTCCGGCTTGGTCAACTAGCTTAATATTTAATAGTACATTTGGTCCATCAGCAATGTCTGTAGTGTCTATTGTACCTCCGTTATAGGAGTTGTATATAGTACCTGTGGTATACGCTACTTCTGTAGGATCTGCTGCTAGTGAAGCTGTTGCTTGATATGTATCTCCTGGTGTAACACCGTACATTGTGAATGGTACAGCTGTATAGTTAGTAGCGTTAATATTAGATGTATTCCAAGTGGCTGTGTAACCGGATGGTGCAGTTGTATCAAAATCTTGGCAATTTGTTATTTGTCCTACGTATCCATCATTTCCTCCGGTAGATCCAGAAACGTTTACAGTCTTACCATTTTGCATTCTGTACCACTTATCACCGGTAGTTCCTGTGAATGTATTAGCTCCTGCTATGTCTGTAAATATAAATGTACCTATAGTAGCAGGGTAGCTGCCGGTATCATTGTGGTACAATGTAGAGAGTGTAGGGCTTGATATAGCACATGATGCAGTTGCGGTTGCTTGAGGACTTGGGTCCATAAGGAATGAAGTATACGTAGCTCCTGAACCTTCGTTAATTTTTAATATATCATAATTAAGAGCTGGAACTTTAACGTGTTTAAATTTATTCTGGCTATTTAATTCCCCGTTTGTAATTTCTATTATACTCCCGCTTAGCTCTCCATTTAATTTAGGAGATTCATCCTCTACCCATCTTCTTACTGAACCTGAAAGTGTAGGGATGTCCTGTTTATGTATTGTTGTCTTTTGTCCAGTTATAATAGAAGATAGGGGTTTAGTGTAGTTAGAAAATCTAGTTAATAAATCTGTTTCTGCTTCTAATGTAAATCCTGCAATAAGTACGTCGTTTGCTAAAGGAGTAAAGGAGGCAGATACATTAGCAGTGTTACCTCTTGCAACCCAACTGTTTTGACCATGAGGACTGTAATCTACAGGTACAATGTGTGGGTGTTGGCTAGCAAGGTTAAGAGCGTTAAATCTAACAGTTTGGGATTCACTAGTAAACATTAAATAGAAGTCTACATCTGTACTGACTGCTCCTTCATAAGGAGTAAATACGTTACTGTATTTATCTTCGAATGTATATAAATTTCCATCTGGATGGTAAAATTCAGTACCTGTTATTTGGATTTCTCCTGGGTTTGGATTAGTTGGGGAAATAAAGTCTGGTTTATATACAATATTACTTCTTCCTCCAACATGAGAAGGCCAATGCGCTTCTATATTTTTCTGTGTAGCTGCCTTGTTTCTTACAGTATCATAAACTCCTCCGTCTGACCCGGTTACAAAAGCAGTATCGATTGATCCATTATATTCTGGTCTGGTACCGCTTAATTTAGGAGACTTAATCTTGGATCTATCTAAAAGGTTAGGTTTTATTATTATACCTGTATCAAGAGTTCCTTTTGCTGGTATGAAATCTTTAATCATTTTAAAGATAACATTATCATAAAATTTAAGTATCCTTACGAAGTCATTTAGTTGGAATCTTTCCACGTTAGTACTAAGTAAGTTAGAAGCAAATTTATCTAAGCTACCATATGAACTATTATAAAGATCCTGCGGTTCTCCTATATAATCATCAATAGAGAATGTACTGTCTACTTGTGCTATTATATAAGCGTTGACACTGTCAGATGGAGAGAATCCCACTTCTATCCTGTGTGTATCAGATGTTCTTTCTGTTTCTGTTTTCTGTATAGATTTAAATTTAGATAAAACGTTACCAACTGCCCCACTAGCTCTAGTTTCCACTCTTACTTTATCAGCAGAATCTTTTTTATCTTGTTCATCGCCGAAAAACTTAGATGATTCTATATCACTACCTCCGTACTGTTTAATAGATAAGAAGTCAGCAGGGATACCGAAGCAATTAATAAGTGCTCTAAGCCCTCTTTGAGTCCCCTTAGTTTTTAAGAGAAATGGTAGATTGTGGTAAATTCTTTTGTATAGATCACCTTCGTACTCTTTTCTTGAAGCAGGCTGTAGATCTGTAGATATACCAGGAACTGTTGTGAATGTATTTACTACCTCTTCACTGCTACCACTATCGTAACTATCTGCTATAAGGTACTTAAATAAATCATCTGAGCCTTCTGTAGAATTGTATAATTTAGTACCAAAACTAGCTAATACCTCTCTAACAAGGTCTTTTGATATACCTACGTCTGCTCTGTTGTCGTTATCGTATTTGTCTGTTATTGCTCTTGTATAGATCCATAGATTATCAAAATGTTGACCAATCATATCTACAAAGAGTATTGCATTACTGTTGTTAGTATCTTCTGCTATATAGGAAGGTAGGGTGGCAGAAAGTACATCATAGTTAGATGTATCGTAGTTAGAGGCACTATTTAGTTGAGATGTATACCAGTCACTACTTATTGATGAAGTAGAGTGCAGGTTTACAAAAGGTTTTGATGTTGTTGATTTAGGCCAAGAGTAAGAGCTACTTGTAAAGTATAGTTCCTTTTCGTAGTGATCAAAATTATTTACTATACCTTTAATAAGGTTATCGAACTTTACTAAACTACCTGAGCTATTAGCAGAGTTGGTTATCTGTGTTTTACTTGCGTCGTAGTTCTCTAGGAGTTGAAGTTTATATTTAAAGTTTTTTAATCTTTCTTGAGCTGATGAGAAGTGTATAAAGTTTTCATAGTCAGAGTAATCTATGTTTATAGCTACACTGCTTTCTTTTATATATGAGTATATCTCCCTATTACTATTAGCTGTGCTAAAGCTAAATAATTCATCGTAGTTAAAGTACTCTGTTGGCACAGGGTTATTATCTTCAAGTTCAATGTTAAAGTTTGCTCCTTTAAGTCTTGGACCAGTTTCTATTTCATCTTGTACTTCTACCTGTACTTCTACAACTATAGAATCACTTACCTTTTCTACAAGCTGTACTTCTTGCTTTAAGTTATACTGCTTTGGAAGTGGTTCATAAAGTTTTATTGCAATTGTAAACTTATCGTCTAACTCGTAAACATCAATATTAGTTACTATGTATAGATCATTCTCTCCAAGATTTAACCAGAACTCTTCAAAATAAGCTTTACTTTTTAAAGCACTCTTTAACGTCTCTGTTTTGTTAATTAATGTATTAACATCTAATGAGTCTGTATAGAGAAGTAATTCTTTTCTATCCTGTGAGATAGTGTTAATAAAAAGCTGTTGCTTAGTATTAGTATTTGTATATAAATCGTTTAAAAAGTGATAGACTATCTTATGGTCTACACCTGTAAACCCATTGTCTATTGAAAGCTTTTCTGGTTGTAGATCTAAGTTAGTAATACGTCCTTCTGCATCAATCTCTACATTTGTAGATAAATCTTGATCGTAGACAGAAAATACCTTTTGGTTATTGAGTGTGTAAAAGTGACTCTCTATATAATTAGTATCTGGATTAAACGCTTTATTAACTTGATAATTCTCTATAAGGTTAAGGTCCCCAGAAGAGTAATTTTCATTCTCTGGGATAGAATCATATTCTCTATCTAGTAATGTATATGTAATTTTAGCCATATTTTCTTAACTCTATTTTATTGTAATCTATGTTACGATATTATAACCTGCTTTAGGGTCTTTTTCACTATCTCTATACTCTATAAGTCTCATACGGACATTTCCTCTAAAGTTACCTAGACTCTCTACTGCTCCTATTATCTCGTCAGCTTTATACCCTGCCGTCTCTAAGTTAGTAGTAATGTAAGCCATTGTTAATCGTCTTGCATCATCTAAATTATCAAATAACATTCTAAATCTATACTTACCCTGGTAGCTTCTATCTCCTGTATATTCTACTAACCAGGAGTATTTCTGTACTCCATTTAGAAACCCGTGATATCCGTAGTTCCAATTGTTATTCCTTCTTCTAAAAGCATTATTGTAGTACTTACTTTCGCTTAGTAATCGTTTAGCATGGTAGTACTCTGTGTTTTTCTTATTAAATAAGTCAACAACTTCTTTTACATATTTACCGCTTGTACTGTTATCGGCTGTTGATTGTGCTTCTGATGCTTGTTCTGATGCTGCTTGTGCAGCAGTGGCGGCAGCTTCTGCAGCGGCAGTTGCGGCTGATTGTGCTTGAGTAGTTGCTTGGTTGGCTAAAGTGTTTGCTGTTTCTAGTGATGCTATAGCTTGATTAGCAGTGTCAAGTTGGGTGCGTAGCAATGCCATTTGTTCTCCATCGCTAAAGTTGATTTCTCCTCCATTAGCCAATTGCATTTCTAACTCTAATATACGTCTATTGCCTTCTAAGTTTTGAGTACGTAAAGAAGCAATTTCATCTAAAAGTGGCTGTATGCTTTCTAGTTGAACATCTATTTTATATAGCTCTGAACTTCTTTCTACTAGGTACTGATGTGTTTGTTCTTCTCCTTCGATTGGTATTAACGCATACAACTTATCATAAAGTCTAAATAACTCTTGAACAGTATCCGGATCTGTAACAGGTTCTGGTTCTATAAAGAACCTAAACTTGCTATCAATGACCCCATCAAATTCCTTTCGGTTAAATACAGTCTTCTTTATTTCTACTTTTCTAGCCATTTCTTACTACCTTGAATATTTGATCATTATCAATTACAGTCGTTGTTCCGTCTATTTCTGTCTTAACTAAGAGTTTATAGTACCTTTCTGGCTGAAGTCCATCCATGTATATGTCAAAATAGTTAGAGGTATTATCAGCACTTATTTTTGTATATGTAGTATCAAAATCGAATACCATTTCTTCTGTATTCTCATCCCTTAATCCCCAATATGATGCAGTAGGGAGTGTGTAGTTGGAGGTATAGGCAGAAGAGGTTGTGTACGTACGGGTCGGGTATTTCGGTCTAGCATGTATTCTAAAACGCTGTTTACCTTCATCTGTATACTTACCTTTATTATTCCGTATAGTTACTACTGCTTCGGTGTCTGTTATTTCAGTTAAAGAAGATGTATGTGCGTAATCATCCCATTTTATCTCTAAGTATGGAGGGTAAATAGTATTTGTATCTTCTCCGTAGTACTTCAATCTCACTGATGACGATACGTTATATTCTAAGTTGTTAGGCATTTTGACTATAAAGCCGTAGTTAGGAATATAATCATTTGTTTGGTATTGAATTGCGTTAGTAAGATCTACATCTAAATCGTGGTCCGAGTTCTTAGTGAAAGCAGCACTTCCTGAAAGAATTACTGGAGCTGAACCAGTTGTAAAGTAGTAGTACCCTCCTCCTCTAAGACTATCTTTATATGAACCTGTAGTAAATAAATGATTTTGAGTTAATGTAAAACCATTACCGGTGCTTGATGTTAAATTCTCACTCCCTGTTGTCCAACGAGTTGTAGTGCCTGCTACTTTATAGTTCCAGCTACATCCTGATTTATTTATAGGCATATCTCCAAATTGACCTGTACCTTCATCCCAAGCTTCTGCTAAAGGGTGAACGTTGAGCGAATACTCAATCGGTAATTCAGCTGCATAATTTAATGATAAATGTAAGCTAGCAGAGTAGCCTGTTGTTGATGGAAGTGTTATACCTACTTTGTTAGTTAATACTGATTTAACTTCTGCTAAATCAAATTGAATTAAAGACCTAACTGTTTGCCCTCCGGCAGATGTTGGATAACCTCCTACTTCAAGGAGTGCGTCTCTACCTGTGTTAGCTAATGGACCTTCTGTGTAAATAAAAGCGTCTTTTTCAGGAAATATTCTATATAGTGCCATATTATAATGTTGTTACTCTTCCCTGAATGTCATTATTCGGGTATTTTACTTCAAATATCATTGGATCTAACGATGGATAAACTACATTATTCATTGTTGCTCCTTTTATATCGTAATCGTAAACAGAATAGTTACCGTTTACTTTACTTTCAATTCGTACGTCTTGTACTGTCTGGACTCCTTTAATTCTATCTAAGAGAGTGTACACTGTGGAAAGATTAATAGGTTGGTTTATAGCCCATTTATCTACGTTAAAGTGATCCTGTATTGCTTGTGTACACTTAAGTATTACTTCTCTTGAATTAAAACTAGGTAGTGTAATTATATCGAACTTAACTCCTATGTTAATAATAAATGCATCTTTAATAGTACATCCATCAGTAAGTGATTTAAACTCTGCTATATATTTTTTTAGGTTTGTCTTTAATTCAGGCGTTGCTTGTACTAGGTTTTTATTATTATCGTAAGCTAAAACGTATAAACATACTCCTAATGGGTTATATGTATTGTCATTAGCTGTTGGTACTTCAATATCTGTTGCTACAGATGTTTTTGCGATTGCTCCGAACTTAGAGGGCATTGTCATCGCTCTAAAAGCGTAATCTTGTTTAGTTACTATCCTACCTTGTTCGTTAAATGAACGAAGAGAGTTTTGTCTAATCTCATCGATAGTATCTTTATCTTTTCCTCCTGCTGCTGGTTCTGGGTTTGTTATAGATAATGTGTTCTGATATGTAGTATCTGTTGCAGTTAAAGATGATGCAGTAAACCCTGTGATTGTGTTTGCTCCTATATTAGAATTAATACCACCACCTTTAATGTACCTTACTGTTAGTGTAGTATTAGAAGGTGAGTTTCCGTAAGCGCTTGAGAACATAAAGTTAGAAGGGTCAAAAGCATGATCTGCTCTCCTTATACCTTGGTTAGTTCCTGAACCGACATTAGTAGGGTTAGGTAAAAATGCTGTATCACTACTAGTTGACATTCCTGATCCAAATTGAATCTGCAGCTTACCTGTTGAAGTAAATCTAGTTACAAACCTATTAGGTGTTCTTACAGCTGTTAATAGGTATGGAACTTTGTTTGAATTAGTGCCTGAGTTAATCGCTTCTGTAAATACTGTATCTTGACCTAAGTAAGGAACTTCTGTCCACTTATTACCGTCTCCGTCCGTTATATCTAGTATACCTATTATGCTTTGATCATCTACACTTAAGGTTAAGAATTTAGATGCTGAGCCAATACTAAAAGATTTAGTTATTATTTCTCCTGAGCTAGCTTGTGCTATTTTTCTTAACTCATACTCTGTTGGATTACCGTTTGAATCTACACTATATATTGTTGTTAATGTATCATCATAAGAACTAGAAAAGTTAAAATCTACACTGGAGTTTAGTACAAAATTCTCTGTACCTGCCGTTATAACCGTATTAGCGCCAATCGTTAATGCTTGGTTAAAGTTAGGAAGGTAAGATGTACCTGCTGTTGTTGCTGCTACTCTCTGTGTAAGTTCTATGTTTACTGTTGATGCTGATGTCAGTTTAGGTTTATATCCCATCATGTATGCCATAGAGTACAAGTTACTCGGGTCTTTAGCATACTGTAAGAATGTTTCTTGTAGTTGACTATCCTGGTAAAAGGAAAGTATATCTCCAACATAAGCAGACATTTCCATAAACATCATTCCCGGTGATGTAGGTGAAAAGTCGTTGTAGGCATCAGGGAAGTAGTTTTTAGCTAGTTCCACTAATTGACCTCTTAGGCTAGAAAAGTTTTTGTCTGTATATTTAATGTTAATATCTTGAGCCATTATTGTTCAAAATTAATTGTTATCTCATCTTCTACTTGAGTGTCTGTTAGTTTAAAGTTCAATGTAAAACTTATCATGTTAGAATCTGGTGCACCTTTCAAGTCTAGTTTTATTATTTCTAATCTTGGAAAGTACTGCTGTAAAGCATCTCTAACTAAAAACTCTAAGTCCGTTAAAGTGTCTCTATTGATATTACTAAATAGTAGGTTCCTAATGCCTGATCCAAATGTTGGATTAAAGTACCGTTCTCCTTTACCTGTTAATATATAGTTAATAAGGTTAGCTTTTATAGCTTCTTTAGTTTCATAAGTAGAATTAAAGACTGCCTTATTAGAAAATGGCAAAGATACACCTACTGCTTTTCTAGGCTGTAAGTCTAATACATTTATTTTCTTTGCTTCAAATGCCATATATTATTTATTTAATTGACGGTTTCTTTGCTTCTGCAGCAGATAAAACCTGTCCTGCTTTTTTTACAAAATCTAATTGGGATATATCAATACCGGGCATTCTACCTGATGCTGCTCCCATTTGGTTAGCCATAGTAGATGCCATATTAGTTTTTAATGGAATACCTCCTTGTGCGTTCGCTGTAGTTCCTGTGAATACATTCTTGTATTCTTCGTTTGTCATATTAGCTTTGGTCATTGCTAACATTTCATCTAAAGATGATTTTCCCATTTGTGGGTTCATCTTAGTTGGAGTTGCTGGTGTAGCAACTACTTGTTTGTGTTCGCTAGCTACCTTTATACCAGGCGAGCTAGCAGCTCTAACTGCTTCGTTCATTACGTCTTGTAACTCTTCCTTGACAGCTGATCTGACTTCTTCACGTATAATTTTGCGTAGTTGGTCTAGTTTCATATTAATAAATAGTTAAGTTATGGAAGTTGATTGTTAATTCTAAATTTTATTTCGTCTATTAGTACCCTTGTAGAGGAACTAAATGATGATTGCCCTCTTAATAGGACTGTACCATTAGCGTTCTGTACTTGAGCATACCTCAGTTTTGCATATTGAGGTGAGTTTTTATCTTCTTG